GTCTGCCTCCTCCACAATTTCTTCTAGTTTTGAAAGCATCTCCCAGCACCTATCCAGGTTCTCTAGTACTTCAATCTGCAAAAGGGATAAACTCAACTTGTATCTCCAATCACCAAAAGTAATGGGTGAAGCAGCAATCGCGAGTAACTACTTCACCCTCTCTTACCTAAGCTGCCGCCTGATCTAATACGACAGCTTCGATAACTCCAACTCGCGTTAGCTTGACTGACTTAATCTTAGGGTTCTTTTCGCTCTGCCAAATAGTAAACCCTACATCAATCAAAGAACCATCAGCCAACTGACCGTCCTTTTCTTCAACCCAGGGTACCATATACCGCCACCACTGGGTAGATTCAGCACTATCTGATTTGCGCATGGTAGCTTCTTTATTGTAGACATCAGGAGGCCCCCACTCAACACCATTCTGAATGTTGGGTCTCTTGAACTTGTAAAGGAACATACCAGTCTCTTCATCTTTCTTGAACATGATATTACCCATGCTCTCTTCAGGAACGCCACTCCTAACCAGATAGTCTTTTTGGTGTTCAGTCAGAAGAACCGTGACACTGAACTCACCATCAGGTTTGAACTCATACACATCTATGGTTGATGGAGTAATGTGTGGGTTGTACTTAACACGTACTCCTGGGATATCGTGATACGTAACTTGACCTTTATTAGCCATAGTCTTTCCTTTGTTAGTGGGTGTCAGCCCAGTTTCTTCCAATGTCTGTACTCCCTGCTAAAGGGCAGAACAGGTTGAGTCTGCGTCCAGCCTCTTCGATAGCTTCCCTTTGAACCCTACCGACAGTTTCAGCATCCTCTCGTGATCCCATAACCTCAGTCTGCCATTCGTCGTGAGGCCACGTGACCAACTTGTATGAGATACCTAATTCGTCAAGCTGCTTAGTCCAGATAAGAGTAGCATGTTTCATGATGGTTGACTCACCACTCTGAAGCATACCAGCTAATGTCTTATGGAGAGACGGAACCGGAACTCTTCGACCGTCTAGACCAATGAAATAACCAGCTTGAGCGTGCTTAGGTATCTCTGTCTCCTTTAAGTAGCGCAATCCTGAGATGGTGTCAAGGAAGTTTTCTATGGAATCCGAAGCAATTTTGGTGTTTGTCTTCAGAATCTGGGAAACCTTGCCAACACCAGCACCTAGGAGGAATGCGTAGATGAAAGTCTTGGCCATATCTCTAGTGACATGTTCAAGACCTAGAGCTTTTCTATTCAAGTTGTGTATGTCAGTTTCGTTCTCCTTTCTTCCTGTACAGATAGCATCAACGTAATCTTGAGACTTCATCAAGTGAGCTAGAATGCGAAGTTGTATTCCTTCTGCGTCAGTACCAACCAGATAATACCTATCGTCTGGTACTGAGAAGAGAGACCTGAAGGCACCATCATACCTACTCTTTACCTTCTCAACGGCAGTCTTAGGTTCACCATGAAAGGCACTAGGTATGTTAGCTTGGTTAGGTTTACTGTGACTTAGGCGGCCAGTCCATGCACCTATGTGCTGAAACCTACCGTGTATTCTACTGTCACTTTCTACACAACCTAACCACTCAACTAAACTGGAGCGCCTGCCCTCAAGCACCAACCACTCAGCTAGACTTTGTGCTCCTTCTGGTGCGTCAGGAGGCAGTGTGTTTAGATTAGTTTCGTTGCATATCCAGCCATACCTAGTGAACCTATCTCTTTTGTCCTCCTCTTGAGTTTTCTCCCAGGCAATGTGACCCTTCGTCTTGTCTACAGGTTTCCATTTGGCTTCCCATAGTCTGTCTATACGATCCTTTGGAGAGCCTGGGTTGAAGTAGACCCAATCGTAGCAATACAAAAGATCATCCTTCACCTCAGTCTTGTAGTACTTACGTTTAGCTTTCTCTACATTAGAGAATAGACTACCGTCAGCCTTGACTCTGTACTTTAGTGAGTTAGTTACCTCAAGTTTAGGAGGGAATGCTATATTAAACATACGCTCCAGTGTTTTCATACGGTTCTCTATTTCATTTAGATACTCCTCTGCCTTGCCTTTGTCAAAGTGAAAGCCATTCTCATGCATGACCTGACACAGATGCTGTATGCTGTGCTCCACACGACTGGCTTCTGTTTCAGACCACCTGCCTATCAACCTCTTGTATAGGCGGACTGTGATGGATACATCTTGTTTGCAGTAGTCTAACATCTCCTGTGTCAGTTGAGAGAAGTCACTGTGGTCTCCCTTAGGGAACCTAAACTCATCTCCCCATGATCTGAGACTGTGGCCTGCCTCTCTGCTGTAGTTATCTAACCTAGATAGTACAAGAGTATCAATCACTTTCTCAGGTGGTACTACTACTGTACCCAGTAGCCTATTGATAGTAGGTACATCAAACTGCAAGCCATTGTGAAACACAAAGGTGTCAACACTCTTGCAGTAGTCTATGAAGCTTTCTCTTTCCTCCTCTATGTGTGCGACGTGAGACCAGAACCTTTGCTCCCCTGTGTCTACATCCTCAGAGCAGACACACCAGATACGTGTTGCATCTAGGCTGTCTGTCTCTATGTCCATAGCTACTTTCATAGTTCATTCTTCATAGTTCATTTAACGTGAAGCTGTCAGGGTTAAACACAAGGCTTCCTGCATAACCTGTGTTACCTGCTGGTCTGTTTTTAGTAACAGAAAGCGTCGTTAAGTTTCTAATACTAGGATCTTCAGCCATCTTGTCTCTTTCTAGCTTCACCACAACGGATGCCCTCTTACCGATCATGCGGCAGTCTCTTATCTGACCATCGTCATTCTCGTGAGCAATCGTTATGATACCGATATTCAGTTCGGATGCAAGCCTAGCAAGCTTCGTGCTTAACTCAGACAGAAACTGTTCGACTGTGGAATCCGTCTGCCTTGAGTAGGCTAGGTCTTGGATAGGCTCGAAGAATACAAACTTACATTCACATGCTTCAGCGAACCACCTTATCTTATCTAAAATAGATAGAGGGTCTTCGTCTACTCCTAGTGTGAACTGGTATAAGTTCTCGTTGTGGGTTAGGTTCTTGATGGCATCGACTACATCTCTGTCCATACCGGCTTCAACGATTAACTCCTTACGGGTTAGGTTCTGCTGTAACTGATAAGACACCAGACCAAGCAGTGACCTCTTGGGGGCTTCCTCCATATGGCAGATGGCGATGGGAATATCTTTGTGGTTATTTAAAATATTGTACTCCAGAAACCGCATGAACTCCGTCTTGCCTATGCCTTCCGGCGCTTGAAAGACTGTGAAGTGTCCTTGCATAAGACCTAGGATCACACTGTCTAATTCAGAAACACCCGTAGGTAGGTAGATGGGGTCTTCACTCTCCCTGTAGAGAGTAAGAAAATCTTGTGTGGTGTTATTCACATTCTCAGGTACATATTTCTGAGAAGACCACCAAGACTTGACATACTCTTGAGATGCTCCTGCCTGAAGAAACTCGTTTGCATCCTTGTACTTATCGTGGGGTACTCGGTATATCTTATTTGGAAATAGGTTGACTAGCTTTGTAGCTATACCGTCAGCCTTTCCGTCACTGTCCAACGATAGGTATATCTTCTCGAAGGAAGACAACCACTCCTTACAGTTCTCGAATATCTTCTTACTTGGTGTCGCAGTAGGTAGTGAGACTACAGGATACTTACTACCAAGCATCTGATAAGCAGACATAGCATCAAGCTCACCTTCAGTTATGGTGACAGCTTTAGAACTACCTGCATTGAACTTATCCATACCAAACAGTTCATCTGACCTAAGCCCTTCAGCCCTGAAAGTCTTAGGTAGAGTCCTGATCTTAATAGCTCCGCTGGGGTACTTGTAATGATGAGATACACTTTTCCCTTCAGAGGATACTTCTGTCTGCACTCCGTAGAACTTCATAGTTTCTACGGAGATACCCCTACTCTCTCTGTATTGTAGATTGAGTAGTGGTACTACCCTGGGTTTGTATTGTGGTTCCATTTCAGTTCTCCGACTTCTTCCTAGAGGGTACATATCCAGATAGCGCTGTTCGTAGACAACACCTTTCATAGGATACCCGTTTCCACACGAAAAGCATCCTCCAATCCTCCTTTCCGTATCGTAACCAAAGGCATCACTACTCATACAATCAGGGTGAGGACATTCCCTTTTTCTTAATTCTACCATGACTAGTATCCCTATACTTAAGTGTCATACTTAAGTATCATCCTTAGGATATATTTATATTAATATATTAATACCTAAGGAGTGATACTTAAGTATCAGGCTGACCATGGGTCTGTCAACCCCTATTATGGTAGTCACTTACCTGTTGAACCGAAGCCTCTGTAGCCTCTTTCTGTACTAGATAAGGCACCCACCACAGTGGTTGGTAGGTCTACCACACGTTCTACCAGCATTTGGCAGACCCTATCACCTTTGTTAATATAAATTATCTCGTAGCCTAGGTTCACAAGGATGACGTTGATCTCTCCTCTGTAATCTGAATCAATAAGCCCTGGGCTATTGAGGATAGTCAGTCCATTCTTACGGGCCAGTCCAGAACGCGGTAGGAGCTTCGCACAGTAGCCTTGTGGTAGAGCCATGCGGAACCCTAAGGGGATCATGACTCGCTCACCTACGTCTATCCTAGCTTCTTTACGGGCATAACAGTCTTCCGCTGCTGACCCTGGAGTAGCTTTAGTGGGTAGCTTACCACCTTCGATGATAACAAATTGTCTCACTGAGTATGTTCCTTGAACCATTGGGGTGTTGGGGTGTAGCGCCATTGAGCAATGTCTGCTTTGGCACCTAGGTAGTATGCACGATATGCCTCTATAGTGCTAGTCTTTTTGAACTCCTCAGGCATACACTGGGGTGGCTCAGTGAAGTCTGCGTTAGGTATACCGTAGGGTAGCCTAGTCAGTAGGGGTTTAAGTCTTTCTGTTTTGTGCTTCTTACCATACCGATGGGTGTATTCATTCAACAGAGACAACCACAAAGACATAATCCACCAGTAATTCATACGACTTTGTCTCACCCACACTGCACTCGGATGGTTTACATGTGTCTTCTTATATAAGAGAGGACTAGCTTTGTCTCCGTCTATTACATGATGGGCGGTAGACATAAGCTGCGCATACTCCAGTATCATCTTGACTACATGCTTGTCGCAATGGTCACTAGCACAGTGGGCTGGGCTGCTGTCCAAGTAGAAGATATTCATCTTAGGCTTCCTTCTTCTTCCCGTAAGTAGGCTCTTTCACAGTGGGTACTACAATAGGGCTTGCCTTCTACTACATCTTCTCTACCGCAGAAGTCGAACCCAGGGTCTGTTGGTTCCCCTATTGGCCATTGACAGGTTCTTATACCTCTAGCTTTGCCTTTCGCTTTGCTTTTCGCTTTGCGATCAAGCCAAGTATTCTTCTTCATCTGCTTTTAGTCCTGTTTAGTTTTAACCAATGGTAAGAACATAGCAGTCTTCCATTCTCTAGTACCGGAGCCTCCTTGTCACAGAGGCTGCACTTAGGTAGTGGGTACTTTTGTTTTTCTTTGTTGTATTCGTAGGTCATTGTGCAAGCCTTTCTATTTCGGCTATACCTTTTGGGGTGATGAAATAAGACAACCCATACTTAGGTGGTATGCGTCGCTCTTCAATAAGCCCTTCCTCCACGATGATACGGACTGCCCTTCTCACTCCACTGTCGAAGTGGCTGGCTAGGTATCCCACTTCGTATTGAGAAGCCCACTGCACACGTTGTAATGTTCGGAGCCTCCACTCAGGCGCTGCGATCTTAGTCATTATACAACACTCCCGTTGCCAAAGGGCAGAGAATACTGATACCCAACGGGTGGGTTGGACTGGTTCTTTCTGTCCAGAAATTCCATGATCTCACCAAGTGTCTCAATGAGAGACTGAGAGGTACCCTCAAAACTTAGGGGGTCATGGTCTCCGTTAATCACATAGATTTCCTGAACGAGAGTGTCACCCCTTTCGTTTCTGTGTTGCGCTATCGAAATGATAGAGCCTTTGTAATCGAGACGCACATTGTTGAAGGATATTTCAGACATCTTCTTCTCCTGAGATAGTCTTTAGACTCCAGAATAAAGCCTCATACTGTGAGAGCAGACTCAAGAGTTCATGCACTTTTTCTAGATCAGCTTGTCTGCTCTCCACTGGGTTGCTTACTGTTTGGTAGTTTCTACCATGGAATAACATTCCTCCAATAAGAACCAGCGCATCAGATAAGTCAGACACACTGCGATCTAAGTCTTCAGCTAGTGTGTCGAAATCTTTCGGGCTGTTACCGTTGAGGTTAGGTCTTGCATAGATCATACTAGTCTTCCTTACTCTAGTTTATTGTGTCGTAAGTTTCCACTCACAGGAACCCTGTTTGATTAGGCGGCTTCCCTCATGAGGTAGTCCCACTCTTTCGAGGATGTCCATTGAGATACCGTTTGCTGCCGGTTCCACATGGTGATTGCTTGGTTGTCATTAGCTGAAGCTTTAAGCTGGAAGCCATTGCGCTCGTCTGCATAGGAGGCATAGTTGGTCATGGCACTGAAGAGTGCAAAGACATTGTTACCCCTTGTTGCAGCTTCATCTTTGTACAAAGAAAGCATCTTCTCAGCAGGACGTTCTTTCATAAGGCTCTTGACTACACTCTCAACCACAGAATACTTTCCGGTCAGAGACGTGTCAGCCATCTGTTGAAGCCGACCCATCTGCTTTTCGAATTGGATATTCTTAGTATACAATTCTTTCTCGAAGGACTTGAGGTCGAAGTTCTTTGTGTTCTTTCGCTTGACCTTGTCATACTCTCCTACAATGAGACCGTTGGTGCAGAAGAAGTCTATCGCACCAAAGAACACTTGGTTGGAGCAACTACCATCAATCCCATGCAGAGATATGATGCGTTGGGCAACCTCCGTCTCATGCTTTGATCTGGTAGTGATCTTATGCGTTACATTAGGTAGTACAACTTCTAGCATACCCCAAGTACCATACCGGGCAGACTTCCACTTAAGGGTGGCTCCCTCCATCTCATGGGATGGAAGGTGCTCTGTCATGGTGTTCCAAACACTCTGAAAGAACTCAGGGTGAGAGGCACAATTGAAAGTATGCCCTACGATACCTAGATATTCTCCTGTATCCTGGTTGAGTACATACTTTTTGTCTGCCACTTTAGTACTTTCGAAGGCATGGCTAAAGTTCAGGGCGGGATCGATTTCGATTGCATTAGGCATGAAAGACATTGCGTTGTCTCCTACGTTAGAGGGGTTTGTATTCGCGAGTAACACAGAAAGAAAAGCAGAGGCGTCCTACCTTTATGAAAAGGATACCACCTACTTTCTTCGAAGATATATTCCACATAGTTACATTCTCCTAGTCAGACCCAAACCAAGACTCAGACTCAGACCGAGACCCAGACTCAGACCAAGACCTAGGCCAAGACTTAGACCAAGACCCAGACCAAGATCCAGACTTATACCCAGACCAAGACCCAGACCAAGACCCAGACTTATACCCAGACCTAGACCCAGACCAAGACCAAGACATAGACCTAGACCTAGACCAAGACCAAGACATAGACCCAGACCCAGACACAGACCAAGACCGGTCCTTGGTTCGCTTAGTTGCCATAACTCTTCCTCCTAGTCAGACCAAGACCCAGACCAAGACCAAGGCCCAGACTTAGACCAAGACATAGACCCAGACCCAGACCAAGATCCAGACACAGACCCAGTCCAAGACCCAGACCCAGACCCAGACCAAGACCCAGACTTATACCCAGACCTAGACCCAGACCCAGACCGGTACTTGGTTCGCTTAGTTGCCATAACTCTTCCTCCTAGTCAGACCAAGACCTAGACCCTTGGTTAGCAAAGGTCTAGGCATTTCCTTTTGGAATTACGTCTTGTTCATGACGCCGAAAGACTCAATCGCAGCCGTCTGGACATACCAAGCCTCAGCACCAAGGTCTTGGGCGTCCTTCCACTTTGCGTCATTGAAGGGGCCAGTTTCGTAGACCACTTTGGCTCCGGTCAGTTTGACGCAAGAGCTATTCACACCTACCAGCTTACCTGTGTAGATATAAACACCACACCACAGCGTCACAGTCTGACCCAACAGGGCTTCCAGACCTTCGTTCTGTACTTCGTTAACGATAACCTTCATCACAATTCCCTTTTCAGGTTTCGGTTTGGCAGGCTCTTCAGCGTAGGGTTGCCAAGTCTACGGACCCTAGGACTGCCCCAGGGTTTCGCCTCTACTTTAGAATGATGCAGTCAACATGGTAGGCAGACACAGCGTCTCCTGTCGTTAGGTATCGGTTAGCTTTATTGCCTGCTACATACTCGCACCAGCTATCCCACCAGTACTCACTACCCTTCTCTTGACATAGTGCTATATAGGCCAACACTTTAGCCTTTCGAGCCTTGGGCGAAAGCTTGTCCGACACTTTCACAGCACTAGCCTTTAGTCCTAGGCGTGTTAGGTTGTGGCTATCAATGCAGGCCGTGTTGAAGCCTATGCACTGCAACACGAAGGAAGCTTTCACCATCCCTAGGTTGGGTACCTTCATAAGCAATAGCGTCGCTTCCGCGATAGTTTCGGGGTTGTCCCTTCCCTTCTCCTTTAGACTATGTAATTTACCCCATAGGAATTCCGCGTTGTCCATAGCATAGGCCAGTCCTTCTGCTTTCTTTCCCCATAAGAATTTGGAGCTGAGACCATTACGCGCTATATCATCCCTTTGCATACCTACTGTTGATAGGCCAGCTTGTATGGTACAAAGAACAAATTCTACCACGTCAATTAGTCCATCTGGACTTGCTGCCGCGTGTTGTTCTATTGCTGCTACATCTTCACGATACATGTTCTTTCCTCCTAGTTGATATTGGCCATCGCCTCGGTTAGGGCGGCTTGCGTATCGTCAACACAAGCTACTATCATGGTCTGTTTTTTGCGGAGGTCATAGGATTCTACGTAGTTTCCTCTTTCCTCGACAACTGCTCTTTTGACGTAGTCTCCGAATTCCGGTGACCATGGTCCGCCTTGTTCCCATTGGACAAGTAAAGTATAGTACATGTTAAAGACTCCTAGTTGGTTGTGCGATTGTGTTAGCTGCATTTGAGAGGCTTGTAGACCTTTGAAATGCAAAAGGAAACGGTGATCCGCCCTAGCTTGAGAAAGCGGATACCACCAACCTTGCGATACGAAATGTTAAACATTTTCTTTCCTCCGTGTTGAAAGTTCCCAAAAGGGAAAGCTTATGCCTATTGCTTAAGCAATACCTAGGTTGGCCTAGGTTAACATAAGCTTTCCCTGATATTTTTGTTTGGTGACTTTGCAAACTTCTTTCCCGTCGAACCTACGCGATGCACGCTTATAGGCCGGGACGCATTATTCCGACACTTCTCCCCTAGTCCAAGCGCAAGCCTAGTCCAAACAAACTAGGCGCATCGCCTCTAGCTCACACACCCGGAACACCTCACGTTAATAGGGCGCTCAGGCTAGGGGTTTCATGCCAGCGAAGACCGCTAGGCAAAGTCAAACCGTATTCAATTGTTCAAGAACCGTCAGGCTGTTTGCTGCCTTCCATGTATCCAATATAGAAGCGGCAAATTTTAAGACAACAAAAAAAATGCGGTTGTGCTATCGTGTCGCAGGTTATCGTTATGGTTGTGGTCCTACGTGTAATTATATTGTCTAGGGAAAGGCAGCCGAAGTAGGAGAGACAAAGAAAGAACAAGGGGAGAACAAAGGAAGAAATAGCGATTAAAGGCATTTTAAGCGACGCTGAGGGGGCATCTCGGTT